ACTAGAGGAAAGCAAAACAAATGACAAATATTACTAAAGGTTCAAAATATTACAAAAATAAAGATAAGAAAAAAAAAGCAGATATTGAATTGACTAAAGCACAGATAAGAAGCTTAGGTATTGCTAGTGGTTCAAAAGATTTGATTTCTAAGAAGTTAGCTAGAGATTTAGGTATTAAAAATATATCTCAATTAAAACCAAAACAATTAAAACGTGCCTATGAAAAGGCAGTTAAAAATCAGGGCGGTCATAGATGGATAACAGATAAAGATATATTATTTGCATTAAAAACTCCCGGGGGTGGTAAAGCACAGAACAAAAGAGGTGGCGGTAAGGTCAAGAAATATGCACACGGTGGAAAAGTCCGTTCATATAACTTTATCAACTAGAAGACCTATATATTATTAACAGAAAACTAAAAAAATGTATTATACAATACCACTAATGATTGGCTTTGCAGCTAAATATGGTGCAAAAAAAGCTATAACAAAATTTGGAAAGAAGAACTGGGATAGAGTATTAAAATCTAAGTCTAAGTCTAAAAAAGATATATCGATACCAGAAAAGATTGAAAAATGGTTAAATAAACCCTCAACAGAAAAAGGATTTGGTTTGGGTTTGCCACCTGTAATTACTGGTACGGAATGGTTAAGCCGTAAGGAAAAAATAGAATTTAGAAAACTGATGAAGGCAAGAAAAGAGAGAGAAAGGAAGTCAGGAGTAAAACATTTAGGATCTAGTCTAGCACCAAGTCAAGGCAAACAATATGGCGGTCCTGTACGAAAAGCAAAGTACACTAAGGAATAGGCAAAACAACTATGCATTACAAAGTAGATGATGGCGATGTAATAATCCCAAAAAAATTAATAGATGAAGTCGTTGATTTAAGAACTAAGATTAACGATATGATTGTTGCACATACAAAAGAGGGTTCTAAGTTATTGCATTTTACAGCAGGTCATCTTGAAAGTAAGTTACAAATAATAGGATGTAAATGTAAAGATGAATTTACCAGCAAAAAGAGAACTAACAGAAAAACAAGAAATATTTCTAAATAAGCTTTTTGATAATGGTGGTAATATCACCAAATCATTAAAAGAAGCAGGATATAGTGAAAATTCTCGCAAATGGCTTGTGAAGTCATTACAAAAAGAAATTATAGATCGCTGTGAGAATTATCTTGCAGTTAACGGAGCAAAAGCAGTTACCAGATTATCTGAAGCAATGGATGATGAAGGTAACATACCCAGAGCAGAAATGAGAATAAAAGCTGCTGAATCCATATTAAACAGAATAGGTTTAGGTAAAAAAGAAACCATAGACCATAACGTGAGGGCAATCCATGGTATTGTAGTATTGCCACCGAAAAAGGAATAATAACTATGAGTTTTAAATCTTTAAATGATAACTTAAAAAAAATAGGAGCACCCCTTGTATCCAGAGAAGTATGGGAAGCAAGAATGCAAGTAATGAAAAATAAACTTACTAACCCAGAAACAATGGAAAAATTAAAAAAAGGATGGGATAGAACAAAAACATTGCGTAAAGTGGCTCGTATAGGAACTCCAATAGGTGCAGCTACTGTAGTAGCAGGTATTTTATATGATCAATATTCTAAGAAAAAGAAACGTAAAGAACGTAAAGAATCAGGCACAAAACATCTTGGAAAAGCATATGGTGGCAAGATAAACACTTACAGTTCACCACGCAAAACAACATATAATGATTAAAGGATTTTATCACAACAGATTCTGGGATTGGTTTCAGAAACAACATACTAAATTAGGGAATTGGCTGTGGGCTAAACGATGGAGAAATTTCGAGAAATAATTAATGATGCCCTTTATCCAATGGTAGATTTATTTTCTATACAAAAGGATGATTGGGGTATGCTTGTATTATATGTAACAGGTATTTATACTATCATAATACTCCTCATATGGATATTAAAAATATAAAATGGGTAGACGACATAAAAAAAAGATTATGAGATTAATCAATGATATTTTAACAATTAAGAAAACAGGTAAATTAGCAGGGCACACAGGTCCTCATGGTGCAAAACCAACAACACGTGAATGAAATATGTAAAATGTGCTTCGGCTCCGGTTATCTAATTTACTGCATTATACCACCTAACCCTTGTCCTAGATGTAAAACGAAAGGTATTATTAAAATTAAAAAACATAGTAATTTAATACACAGAATGACTAAAATATTCTATTGGCTTAGGTTCATTGGAATAATTGCATTTATAGTATTACTATTAGCATTATTCTATGTAAAGATGTTTGTAAAATGATTATTAAAGTTATTATGATATTATTACTATTAGGTATACTTACAGTTAGTTTATTACAGCTGTGGCACCCATTTGGCTTTGAAGGAATACACTACCCCTAATCAACAATAAGAATATGGATAAATTAAAAAAATTATTAGACTACTTGGAACCAAAATTTAAGAAAATAAATTTATTATTATGGATGATAGTAGGATTATTATTAAGTATTGCTATAGGCACTCTATCGTTCCTTCATACAGCCTATTCATTATTACCTAATTCTTAGTGGTTAAATATAATACACGAGAAAAGGCTACGCCAGAAGACTCTATGCGTAAAGCTTATATAGATGGGAAATGGATTCCTATCAAACCAGTAAAGGTTATAAAAGGCGGTAAAACAAGAGGACAAATGATGGGTGTAGTAAATGGAGAATACATACCATACAAAAAAGTAGGTCCTGTAAAGATACCGAACTAATTATGGTAGAAAATATAATTCCAGAGAATAGAAAAGACGATATAGCCTATCTTGAAGCAATGTTACAAGAAGTAGCTAAATGCTTAGCTAATAAAGTTTATGAAGATTGGAAAAGAACAAACCGATTAATTCGTAAAGATATAGCCATGGTTGTAACACCAATGGATATAGTAGGATATTATAGAAATATTATAGAAAAACGTACAGAAGATGCAGAAAAAGATTTAGAATCAAAAGCTACAGAAGATTTTGATGAATTTATGAAGGATTTTAAAGATGAGTAAAAACTATGGTAAGTCTAACTGCAAAGGAAAATTAAATGGTAGAGGACACACCAAACAATCAAGAAAACCAAAAAAGAAGTTATCATTATACTCGTGATAATCAATTAAAAATAAAAGCACGACAAAAAGTACGTGAAGCAGAAAAAAAAGCAAAACAAGCAAAGATAAAAGCAGATAAAGCAAAAGAAAAAGTAAAACGGTTAACAAAAACAATAACAAATTCTGTAGTTACAGAAAAAGATTTAAATGAAGCACCTAAAGATATTCAAAGGTTTATGGGAGAAAGACCAATTGTCTTTCAACCTAATAAAGGACCTCAAACGGATTTCTTGGCTAGTCCTGAAGAAGATGTCTTATATGGCGGGGCTGCTGGTGGGGGAAAAAGCTATGCGTTGCTTGCTGATTTACTCCGCTATGCTGATAGCTCTAATCATAGGGCTCTTTTGCTTCGTAGGACTATTGCTGAGCTTACTGAATTAATAGATAAAAGTAGACAATTTTACCCGCAAGCATTTCCGGGTGCAGTATTTAAAGAATCTAAAAGTATGTGGGTATTCCCTAGTGGAGCTACTGCTTTATTTTCTTACTTAGATAAAGATTCTGATGTAACAAGATATCAAGGACAATCCTTTTCGTGGATAGGAATTGATGAAATAACACATTATCCAACATCCTATGTTTGGGAATATCTTCGTTCTCGTTTAAGAACAACAGATAAAGGTATAGTTCCTTATATGAGATGTACAGCAAATCCGGGAGGTATAGGCGGATGGTGGGTTAAAAAAATGTATATAGATCCATCACCACCAAATACAAAATTTGTTGCAACAGACATAGACACAAAAAGAGAATTAAGATATCCAGATAATCACGCTAAAGCAGGACAAGCTTTATTTCACCGAAAATTTATTCCTGCTCGATTAACTGACAATCCTTTTCTTATGCGTAGTGGCGAATATGAAGCTATGCTTATGTCTCTTCCAGAGACTGAAAGAAAAAGACTACTTGAAGGTGATTGGGATGTTGCAGAAGGTGCAGCATTTCCAGAATTTCAAAGAAGTGTTCACGTAGTAGACCCTATTGAAATTCCTAGAAGTTGGAATAGAATAAGAGCAGCCGACTACGGGTATTCATCACCATCCTGTGTATTATGGGGTGCGATTGATTGGGACGGTGTTATATGGATATACAGAGAATTATATGTAACTAAACATACAAGTGACGCATTAGCAAATGTCATTATTGAATTAGAAAAAGATGATCCAAAACTAATGATGAGTGTATTAGATAGCAGTTGTTGGAATAAAACAGGATTAGGTCCTAGTATAGCAGAAACAATGATACAAAGAGGAGTTAGATGGATTCAAGCAGATAGAGCACGAATAGCAGGAAAAATTGCAATACATAGAAGATTACAATTAGATCCTGTAACAAATGAACCTAGATTAAAAATTTTCAAGACTTGTACAAATTTAGTTAGAACTTTACCTACTATACCATTGTCAAAAGTAAATTCTGAAGATGTAGATACAAAAGCAGAAGATCATGCATACGATGCATTAAGATATATGGTTATGACTAGAAATATAGCAGCAAGAGACTTTATTCAAGATGCTAGATTAGCTAGAGAAAAGGAAGAGAAATATAACAAAATTTACGATACGACTTTTGGATATTAATATTTTATTAACAATTGGAGGAAAATTATGCCAAATCCACACGGAAAAAAGTATGTACTTCACAAACACAAATGGGGTGCATTAGGTCATTCTAGCGATTATGACTCTCATCTTTACAGAGAATCACTTGAGTTCGGTAATTCTATCGATCAAGGTGCTCTTATTAAAGACGAAGCTAAATCAGGTAAAGGTGGCGATGTCGACCCGTCTGTTATGAAAAAAGGCGGAGACAGTACACTAATTAAAGATTACTCAAAATAAGGAATAAATAATGTCTGATACAGAAGCCGGAGATCAACCTGCGGTTGTTGAATCAGAAGATATACCTTATGCAGTAGGTCTTATCAAAAAGAAATTTGATGAGGCAGAACAAGGTAGATTATCTGATGAACAAAGATGGTTGAGTTCTTACAAAAATTACAGAGGTGTTTACGACTCTTCTACACAGTTTAAAGGCTCAGAAAGATCAAAAGTTTTTGTAAAAGTAACAAAGACTAAAGTCTTAGCATCTTTTGGACAAATAACTGATATACTATTCTCTCAAGGGAAAGTTCCAATTAGTATTGAAGCTACCCCTTTACCAGAAGGTATTTCAGAATTTGCCAGTCTTGATGTTTCTAAAGAAGCTATGATGGCTGCTATGCAACAACCCCAACAAGAAATGCAATTTGGTGGGGAAGTTGAAATGCAAAATCAAGGT